GGTGCAGCCGATTCGGTTGGATCTTTGTGGGGTTCTGATATTGCATTTTTGGGCTTTAAACCTGCCCGTCCTGCAATGCGAACACCGTCTGCCGGTTACGTGTTCCAAAAAGCGACCCCAACGGTCCGCCGATGGAGAGAAGAAGAACGCGAAGCCGACGCAATCGAAGTACGACTAAAATTCGTACCGAAAGTTGTGGCGTCACTTGCCGGATACCTAGTCAAAGGTGTCTAAATAATTTATGTGCGGGTTATGTTGTTTATTTAATGTAATCCGCACATTTTTTTTAATCAAAGGAGAATACAAATGTCAGATAATATGGAGCAGACACCAAAAAGACGCGGGCGACCGCCGAAAGATTTAAGTGATTACCACCCCGTTGTGGATCACGCGCGAAAATTAGCTAAGGAAGCGGCCGAGCTAAAAAGTAAAAATGTAAAAGTCGAAGAATGGCTTGAAGAATCCGGCAACGTTGTACAAATGTGTTTTAAAAAAGCGTCTGGAACGGTTTATCGACAATTCTATTTTAGAAAAGATAAAAATCCAGATTTATATAAAACGCTTAGAAATAGTAAGAATTGGAAGTAATTTTTGGGACGATACGCCACGACTACCGCACTTCAAATAATTATGGTCGGCCAGACGTTTGACACGGCCACGACTTATTTAGCGACGAAGTGTATTGACGACGCCGAAGCTGAAATAAATAAATTTATTAGTGGTCGTTATGACGTGGCATCGTTTCAGACTTCAACGTCCGTGCCGCCATTAATTACAAGCCTTGCCGAAAGGTACGCGGAAGGCGGTTTATGGATGCGTCAGGCGCGCGGACGTAAAGAGCCGTATGCAATGGGTGCGTCGATTAAAAAAGACGTGTTGGACGAATTGGACCGACTGCGCACGTACAAAATATCGTTAGTAGACATTGACGGTACATTAGTCGGCGAGCGAACCGACGGCAAGCGTCAAATATTATCTAATACGGATACATACGTCGATACTTTTGCCGAGGATAATCCACTGTCATGGTCGGTCGATAATAATAAATTGGAAGACATAGCCGACGATCGTGATACGTAGCCATGGCCGAAATTGAAGCTAAATTTGAGGCACGTGCGGCAAAACTCTTTTTTAAAAATATAGCATCGAATGTAAAAGGCATAACCGAACAGCAATCCAAAGAATATATGGGTTTAGTGGCGGAAAATTTATTCGCCGATGTTATAAAACATTTCGAAGTCGAATCCGGTCCGAAGGGCAAATGGAAAGCGTGGTCGCCGGATTATCGCCGTAAAGAGGGCCAGATTTTGCAGGATACCGGCCGTTTAAGGCAACACGTTCAGATCGGCAATATACGAAAAATAAAAGACGGCTGGCAATTATTTAACGATGTGCCATACGCACGTATCCATGACTTGGGTGGTAAAATGAAAAACGGCGGCATAATGCCACAACGTCAATTTATGTGGTTTTCCGATGAGGGAATGAAAAAACTTGAAAAGGAAACGGTAGCGTTTATGCTAAGAGGCTAAGTTATGGTTTTGGATATTGTACAAATAAAAGACGCGGTAAAAGCGTTGCTTGAACGGGAAAATCACATTGCGGGGAATCCACGGGACCTATCCCAGGATTTGTCGGCACGTGTCAAGGGCGTTTTTAAATTACACCCGCAACGATTTTTTATACAAGGTACGCAATTACCGGCGGTAACGATATACACGGATCGAAAATCAATTTCACCTCAAACCATAGCTACGACACAACTAGCCGCGAAAAGAAAATCAGTATTAACTCTTTTCGTGGCCGGTGTTGTGTGGAATCCGACTATGAATACTTTTGACACCGATCCGGCAGACGATGACTGCGAAAGATTATTGGAAAACGTGGAAGAAATTTTAAGATCCGAACCGCAATTAAAAGATTTAACTGACGACAATGTAAATATATTATGGCAAATGCCGACAGGCGTAGAGTATCAAAATTTTTCATTTGGCGATGAAGAAGGTCATTACCGGGTGGGTTTGATGACTTTAGATTTAACAGTTTTTCATTAGGAGCAGAATCATGGGACAAATATCAAAAGAACAAATAAAAAAGCAGTCTGAATCGGCTTATAATCAGTGGTGTAACCAGTGGCGCGACCACGCAAACAAACATTCAGCGTATGAAATGAAAAGTTTAAATGATTTTGAAAATATAGGAATCGGCCGATCTTGTATCTTAGTAGCCAACGGCGCGTCATTGGAAAAAGATATCGACGCGCTAAAAGAGGCTCATTCTGACATAATGTGTTGTGATAAAACACTTGGAACGCTACTCGATCACGGTATAAAACCGAATTATTGTTTTGTAGCGGACGCTAACGTCGATTATAAAAAATATTTAGAGCCATGGCGCAAGCAATTAGGCGGAACTATTTTATTTATGAATGTGTGCGGTAATCCGCGCTGGACGCAGGAATCTTGGGCCGATCGGTATTTTTTAGTGAATGAAGATATTTTAAAATCGGAAAAAGAATTTTCGAAAATATCCGGGTGCAATAATCTTATTCCGGCCGGCACCAATGTATCCAACGCTATGCTTGTTTTATTAAGTCGATCCGACAATACCGCCAGAAAAAACTTTTTCGGCTACGATAAATATATTTTGACCGGGTACGACTATTGCTGGCATCCCGGTGGTAACTATTACGCATTTAGTGAATCCGGCGAAGGTAAGCATAACTATATGCGTCACGCTTATGGTGTCGATAGTGAAGGTCAGCTTTGTTATTCGTCGAATAATTTAATTTTCAGCGCGAAATGGTTGGAACAGTACGTTAGCACTTTTAAACTTCCGGTCGTACAATGTAGTCGTGGAACGTTGGTTCCGCTTACAAAACAAGGTGTTTTAAAAGACCATATGAAGTATAATTATAAATCGGAAGACAAAAAAATAGTAAAAGAATTACAGGTTGATCTCGCCAAGTTGACAGACATGACGAATCAATTGCAAAATAAAATGAAACAAATTAGTAAAGACCATTTTTATAGTTTTTTAGGTAGTTTATAAAAGGAGAACACGCAAATGAGTGTCGGACAGGGTGCAACGCCAAGCGCGTTGAGTTATATAGCAATTGCACGTGAAACGGTATTCGGAACGGGTGTTACCGGGACGGCACAACTTGGATTTTTATCCAGTTCAATAAAAACCATTCAGGAAAATAAAATTTTAGAGTCGATCGAAACGAGTCGGACTTATTCAAAAAATATTCGAATGAGCAAGCAGATCGAAGGCGATATTGAATATTACTTTGCGCCACGTGAAACGGCCACCGGGTGGTTACTGGAAAACGCGTTCGGTGCAGCGCCAACGTCCGCAACGTCAACAGGCGAAACGGTCGGCGGCGGTGCGTTTACGCACACATTTGCAATCGGTCACATCGTAGACGCGAGTTATCCATCACTTTCGATTAATTATCGAAAAGGCGACGCGAGCAGTGGCCAAGTGTTTGAATATTTTGGAACGCGTATTAATGAGTGGAAGTTAACCGCCGAGATTGACGACGCGGTTAAATCGTCCGTTTCATTAATATGCAAAAACGAAACGATTACCACGAATGACGTGGAATCGTCTTTAAGCGTTACAAATAATTCGTGTTTAAGTTTTGTAGACGGGCGAATCAGTGTCGAGACAACTTTTGCCGGGTTAACTTCGACTTCGTTCTGGCACGTACAGTCCGTAGAATTTGCCGTGGCGAATAGTTTGAAAAACGGTAACGAATCGCGTCGAGTCGGGTCCGATGTTTTGGACGTGTTACCGTCTGGGATTGCCAGCTTCACATTTAACGCGACAATTCGATTTGATACGACCACGGCTTATCTAGCTATGAGAAATTCCACGCAATTATCGGGTCAGCTTGAATTTTTAGGCGATACAATGGCCGGATCTACAGTTCGGGAAGGCTTGACGGTTAATTTACCGAAACTTTTCATTTCGGACGCTGGCGATCCAGAGGTGGGCGGGCCGGACGAAATTTTAACGTCTGACGTTGTTTTCCACGTGCTAAGAGATACATCAAGCGCGACCGGATACGCGGTAAAGGCTTTGTTAACCAATAACATTGCGAGTTATGCTTAATATAAATTGGTTTAAATCTAAAAAGTTGACCGATGTCTTGTACAAGACTAAACGCGTTAAAATTAACGGTGTTTTATTTGATATCCGAAAGATTAATCCGTTGGATTATTTAAGCGGTGCGCAGGTCATGCAGGAATTTTTTAGTTTATATCGGTCAAAGCCAACGAATCAGCAAGTTGAGAATTTATCTCAAAAAGTAAAATCTCATTACACTGACGTATTTATGGCCGGCGTGGTTAAGCCTAATTTAAGTCGAAAAGCAGACGACGGCGAATTTATTTACGTTGGCGACATTATGGTAGACATGGACATGGCAACGAAATTGTATACCGAGATTTATGCGTTAACGTACGGTAAAAAAAAAATGAAGGTTTTGCACTCGCCAAGCCTAAATTAATAGAACTGGATCTAGTTTCCAAGCGGTATGGCATACTGCCGTCCAGTATGGCAAAATCAGACATAAGTGATTTTCAATTTGATTTATTAGTAGCGCGTCATGGCATTGAAGCCGAAAATAAGCGCAACACACCACGGAAACGGTAGGTTATGGCAAAAGACGGCGAAGCAACACTGACAGTAAAGGTAAAAGAAAAAGGCGCGAAAATTCTCGACAAATTTGTAATCACGCTTGGTGATATAACAAATATTGCGAAGGCCGTTGGAAACGCTTTTGTTAGTTTAGGCCAGAAAATTTTTGATGCGTCATTAAAGGCGTCAGAGTTCAAAGAAGTAAAAAAAGCATTTACTTCATTGGCTAACTCGCAAGGCGAAGACGCCAACCGCATGTTAAATAAAATGCGCGAGTTATCACTAGGTACAATTTCAGATTTAAAATTAATGAAAAATGCCAATACGGCACTATTACTAGGTTTGCCGGTTGATAAGTTTGGCGACATGCTACAAATCGCGCGCGCGAGTTCGAAGGCCACCGGTCAATCCATGGAGTTCATGCTTCAGTCTATAGTTGTGGGATTGGGTCGCGGATCAAAGCTGATTTTGGACAATCTCGGAATTATTGTCGATACGAATGCGGCATATGAAGAATTTGCGCGCACCGTTAATAAGACGGCCAGCGAATTAACCGACGCACAAAAAAAACAGGCGTTTATTAATAAGGCGATGGAAGTCGGTAAGAAAAACGCCGACATATTAGGTTCGAGTCAATTGTCATTAGTTGACCGTGTTGCGAAGGCCAACGCATCACTTGAAAATTTAACCGTAACAATGGGCAATGTATTCGGTCCGATGGTTTCCAAGGTAACAATTGCACTGGGAGAGTATGCGGACGCGTTTAATTTGGCATTTAAGTCGGCGAATCGAACCAAGGTCGAAGAAATGGCGTTACTCATAGCAAAATTAAACATGCGCCGATCTGCCATGATTGCCATGGGTCAAAGACTTGGAAAATCCGAAGAAGAAGTCACGGCGCGACTTGACGCACAAATTGCAAAACTTCAAATGGAAGTAGACGCCGAGCAACGTGCGCAGGATAAAAAATTAGAACAGCAGAAAATACATAATGAATTAATGGCTACGGCCAAAGCCGAGGCCGCGATATTACAGGCCGGAATTGACGAATCAAAAGCCGCCGTGGAGCAGCAAAATCAAACGTTATATAACACGGCATTAAAAGACGATGCACTTCGTCTACAAGTTGAAAAACTGGACGCTGAAATTGCGAATGAAAATAGCGCGGCCGATAAAACCGTTTTAATCGAACAGAAAAAACAACTCAGATTAAAAGCGATAAAAGATCAGGCGAAAAAAGAAGAAGCCGCGCGCAGTTCGTTTGCAGTATTTATGCAAAGCGAAGAAGTAAAAGCGACCCAAACGGCGCTTGGTACAATTTCGTCATTGCAGACGAGTCATTCGAAGGAATTACGGGCGATCGGTCAAATTGCCGCGACGGCAAACGTAATTATGAATACGGCCGTAGGGGTTTCCGATGCGTGGAAGGTGCCATTTTTAGGACCGATATTAGCACCGTTAGTAATAGCGGCCGGCGCTGCACAGATTGCAAAAATTAACAGCGCGCCAAAATTAGCCGACGGCGGTATTGTAACGGCACGTCCAGGCGGAACGACTGCAATTATTGGCGAAGGCGGACGGGACGAGGCCGTTATCCCGTTAGACGATAGCTTGTCATTGTCGTCAAATGTAACTATTAATGTCGGCGCGTTTATGGGATCACAGGACGATGCCAGACAATTCGCTATTATGGTTGATGCGGAATTATTAAATCTAAGAAAAAATAACGAATCGGTATCATTTGATCAAAGGGCAGTTTAATGGAATTTATTAAATCTAATTTTTTTAATACAACGACGCAAGCGGTAGTCGGATCAAATACGGTCACGGTATCAAATTTATTAGACCGTAGAAAAACATTTCAATATTTTACTGACACTTTTAATGACGACACGACAATTGCTTCGATTACAATTAATTTCGATCAAACCGAGACGGTATCTCGAATCGGTCTTATTGGAATGAATTGGAAAGATTTTACCGCGTTTTACAACGGTGTAACGGCCAACACGTTTTCGTTATCCACGACGGCCGCGACCATTACGAGTGATTTTAGTTTAAATAGCGCGTCTTCAATGTTTTTAATTGCCACACCGGTCGCGTGTACGTCCGTCACGTTCGATGTATTATCCACACAGGTCGCAAATTCTGAAAAGGCTCTAAGCCATTTATATATCTCGGCGCAGGAATTGGAATTTGAACGGTTGCCGTCGTCTAAAAATTATAAGCCTAAGATTATACCGAAAGACGTTATACACAGAATGGCAAATGGCGGCATAAAACGGCTTTATATCGACGAAAAATATTCGGTCAGTGTAAAATATAAACATATTACGGAACAGTTTAGAAATGACTTAAAAACTGTTTACGATAAAAATACCACGCTGGGTTACGTGCCTTTTGGAACTTCAACGGCATGGGATGAAATAATGTTTGAAGCAATTTGGACCGGTCCATTTGATTTTTTTGAATTTTCAGACGACGCGGCACAAGCCGGATTCAGTGGATCTATAAAATTGGAAGAGTCGAGTTAATGGGTAGTATAAAACAGCAGATAAAAGGTGGAAAAGCGAGCGTGTTCAGGCGCGCGTACATCAAGCGGCGCAATGCGATTACAGGTCTTTTTGAAACGGATTGGCAAGAAATAACAGACGACGTTATCACGTGGAGCAAAATATCAATCGCGGTTGACGTGGTTCGACAATCAAAGTTTAAATTTAAGAATACCAGTTTAACGGTCGAAAATACGGAAGGCAAATATAACCAGGAAGATCAGTCCGAATCGTTTTGGAGCGGATACGCGTCACAGCAAAGGACACTTGTTAAAATTGTAGCCGGTTATGTCGATTCAACATTAGGGGCCGATGGAATTTGGCAGAACGTTTACTATCCAGGCACTAATGACGCGTTATGGGACGTCGGCATTTGGAATCAAACGCGATGGAGTGACGAAGGCACGGCCGCAAATCAATTTTTTGGATTACTTTACGGCGACGTTACAACGAGCGATCAGTCACGCGTAACGTTGCCGATCAAGCCATTACAGGAAATTTTTCAGGATTTTCCGGCGCAAAAATTAAATCATTTTACCAGTACCGGAATGACGGCGGAAAATTTTATAAAAGGATTAAGAGATCAAACGAACGGAAGTGGTGTCTTTTTATTTCGGCCATTTTTTGGGGATACAACTACAAACTGGAATATTGGCTCAACGACCGAAATTTATACGCAGTTGAATACAACTACCGGCGAAGAAATTATTGATAAAACGGTTTGGGATATAGTCGAAACACTTGCAGAATCCGAAAATTTTATCGCGTATGTAGACCGTTTCGGAAAATTTAATTTTATTAATCCGTCCGTGGAAACTGCGACTACATACGAACTTTTTGGCATGGGTCAAATTGACACAAATTTTGGCGTCACTATAAAATCAATTAATAAATACGGCAGTTCGATTAGTAATTTTTATAATCGCGTTCAAGTTAAGTTTACGGATTTGGACACGGAAACTTCATACTCGGTTCGGGAAACTGATTTTACG